CGTACACCGAAACGATGTCTCCAGTGCTCAGGTTGTGGTTTGCCCCGGTTCCGATCGTCACCACGCCGCTGTTGCGGGCGCAGGCCGTAATGGACTGAATCGCCGGCGACGTCTCCCGCGTAATCTCCGTTTCTGTCGTGCCGTCATGCACAAACGCCTTCGCGGTTCCTGCGTAGAACACGTAGCGCGTTGACCCCGAGGAATACGGCAGGATGAAATACGGCTGGGCCGAAGGAGTCAGGACCGACGCAATCCCGCCGACCCTTTGCGCCTTGCCGGAGCGAAAGCGCACGTTCAGGCAGTCGGACCACACGCCGGGCGCAAGCTCCCACGGGGGTTGGTCCTTGTTGACCCCCTGTCCCCAGCCTTTGATCCTCATCTAGCCCCCGGTAATGCTCAGGGGACCGCCCGAAAACTCTTCGGCGTTGTCCGCGTTCTGGATGCGATCGCGCGTGGTTTGATACTTCGTCTCCCACACCGCGATTCGGGGGTCGTTTTGCAGGTACGGCTCGGCCTCACACAACGAGGCGAACAGAAGCAGGCTCGGCGCGTCGGTGATAAGCCAGTTCGTGGGGTTGGAGCCCGACAGGAAGTCCAACTGCTTGTAGTACGTGCCTTTGACCGTGTAATCGGAGTCCGGATACGGCCCGAAGATGAAATTGGTCTTCTCGCGAGCGATGAACTTCGGCGCGGAATCGGACGAGCGCGTCGGGTAGTTGCGGTAAATCCACTCGACGTCCTTCCTCTTGAGAAGTTGGACCGGCGAGCCGTCCAGATAGGCGTTTTTCAGCTCGATATAGCCAGTCGGGACCGCGATGACCCCGGCAGACATCGTGGAGGAAAACGTCTCTTCCATCTCCGCAACCCGAAGCTCACGGTAAATGCGCTCCTGCGCCAACTGGACGAACGTCGTGACGAACGGGCCCAGGTCGGCCGGCGAGTTGTCGCGGTGCAGCCAGTCGGCAACGGTCTGGACCAGCGAGTCATAGTCCGTGATGGCTCCCGGACCCGCGCTGGTTCCTCCTACGATGATCGGCATGTCACACCCAACGCTGTTTGAACTGGGCGATGGGCTTGCCGTCCACCGTCATCCATACTGGTTCGTTTTGCTGCACGTACAGCAGGCAGCGCCGACGCTCGTCCGGATCGGGCGAGAAGAAGTCATAGCCGAGGTTCTTCAATGCCTCGATGTGACCCAGGTCCAACGACATGATCTTCACGAGCCGGGTTTCTTTTCCCACCCCGAGGTACTGACGGCCCGCTGCGCGTTCGGCTGCGTTCTGATCGATGAGCGCGGACGGGTCATAGGTCGTCTTGATGCCCAGCGTGTCCGTTGCTTCGTCGTACAAAAACTCTTGCATTACCGAGTCCCGATGAAGCCCACCGAATACGTCACCGAATCAGCCGTACCCACGGCCACGCTCAGGCGGCATTGGTGGGGAAGCATGTCCTTGGCGATGGAGTTGGCCGAGCCCGTGAGCTCCGGGTGGACGCGAAGAATGGTCGTCCCCGTCCCGGTCAACGCCGATGACGCGAGGATGGTGTAGTTCTTGTTGCTGGCGGGGTCTTGCCCTTGAAGCGTGAACGTCAGCGACGGACTGCCCGATACGGCCGTGATGTCGATGATGAGAATGCCGCCAGGGCATTGGGTGTTGAACGTCACCGCCTGCGCCGTGGTGCGCGCGGCAGAGGGCAGCAGGACGATCGGATGCTTGTTTTCGTACATCGCTTCTCCAATGAAAAACGGCCCCCGAAGGAGCCGCTTTCGATTTCGACAGGGTTACTTGTCGCCGCAGTTGAGCCAGGTGATGACGACAGAGCCCGAGATGGTCTGAGTCGCATCCGCATCAACGTCGGTCGTCGTCGCGTAAGCCGTGTTCAGATACAGGCTCTTGGCTGTGGCCGTGCCGTCGAAGAACGCCGCTGCCGCAAGAACTGCCGTCACCGCCGTTCCTGCAACGTTGATCGTCGCGGACGAGGTGTAGGCCGTTGCCGGGATGATGTCCTGCATCGTGGTTGCCAGCGTCGTTGCTGACGCAGTGGCCGTGCCGATGCCGATGGAGCCCGTCGAACTGGCGTTGAGCGTGCTGGCAAGCGCACTCGTGGTCTTTTGCTGGAGCGTGGCCACAGCACCGACAACGTACATGCGCGTCTCGGGGAACGTAAAAATCTTCGTGCCCTGGTACTCCGTCCCGTTGACCACCGTTTGCGCGATGTTGTCGAAAAACAGAGTCGTCTGAACGAACGGCCCGAAAGCCACGTGCTTGGCCGTCAAGCCAGCCACAGCCGCTCGCGTGCCGGTGTACGCCGTGGTGTTGATGCCTTCGCACACCACAATGCCGCCGTCGCGTTGGTGGAATTTCCAACCCATGATGTTTCCTTAATGCGGTGCTGAGCACCTACGAGGAGAAAAAGAAAAAGGCCCCGAAGGGCCTTTCTGGTTTGCCGACCTGTTACGAGGTCGTGAGGTCGAAAATCGCCGCGTGGGCTTTCTCGTTGCAAACTTCCTGCGTGTATTCCACGAGGATTTGCTTCTGCGTCGAGTCGCCCGTCTTGGCCAGCTCCGTCGAGAAGAAGTCCCGCAGGGTGCAGAACTTCACGTACTCCGGGTCAATGAAGTAGATGCGGTCCGTCGGCATCTGGCGGCAAGGCACCAGCGAGATTTCGTTGCCCAGCGGGTCGATGTAGACATCCACCGAGTTCACGACGCGCTTGCCGTCGCCGTTGGAGGTGCGGGTTGCGTTGCCCGAGAAAGAGGCGAACTTGCGCTTTTGGAAAGCGTTAAGGAAGCCCTTCGTCGGGGTGCCGCCGTTGGTCCACGCCAGCGCGAGAGCCGCTTCGACCGACGACTCCGCAAGCACGCGAGCCGTGCCTTCGGTATACGTGTCAGCGCCCGTGCCGGCCGATGCCGTGCCGTCCGAGGCTTTGTCGATGTTGGTCTTGATGTATGTGGAAAGACCGCCGCACTTGCGGGCCGTCGAGTCGTTGCCGGTGACTTTGGCAACGTCTTGCAGGAGCGTCATTTCGACGTCCCGCTTGAGCTCCTTCATCTTGTCGGCCATCTCGCGCGCCATGACGGACTTCATGCCCGCTTTCTTGACGGCTTCCTGCGTGCCCGAGACGCGCGCAACCTTGTCGCTGATCTGGCACATGTTGTCCAGACGAACGTTCGCGTTGGCCGCGTCGGTGGTGGCGTCGTCGCCTTCGAGTACCGCGTTTGAGCCGGAAGCAGCCGCCAGCGAGCGAGTAAGCCACTCGTGCTTGGTCGCCTCCGCATCGCCCTTAGGCATCGAAGACAGGTACGGGGTTTCGGTGGGGGTGACATCGTAGATGATGTCGGAAAGGTCCTCGCGGTTGCCTACGGCTTCGTAGGTGGCAAGGGTTTGACTGGGAAGTCCCATTTGATACTCCAGCGCCTCTCGGCGTTAGGGGTTAGACGATTCCTTTGGCAATGAGGAACGATTCGAGAGAGCCGTTCTTGCCTCCGGTTTTGGCAACGGTCTGCTTGAGGCTTCGCAGGTTTTCGTCCTTCGAGTTCGCCTGAGCCTGTCCCGGCTTGACGATCTTGGGGGCCTGCCTGACCTTGTTTTCCACTTCCGCCTTCGACGATTGAAGACGATCGAACAGCATGGCTTGCCTCACGATCGCAACGTGCAGCGCAGACGACTCATTCAGGCCGTTGATCTGCTCGCGCGAAAAGCCTTTTTTCAGGCCCCACTCGATCAGCTCCTTGGCCTCTTTCTCGCGCACCGCCGCGTCCTTCCACTCAGGGATGACCTGAGGGAGCTTTTCGGCCTCTTGCGCAAGGTATTGAGCCTTGGCCTGTTGAAACTGCTGCGCCTGCTGCTGGCGCTGACCCTGGATGTTCTGAAAAACACCCTGAATCTGCGCCTTGCGATTGGCGAAGTCGGCCTGCAACGCTGCGTACTGCCCTGCATCGGCTTGGCGCAAGGCGTTCCAGTTGATGGACTGGTATTCCCTGAGCAATTCCGCGCCGGCAACGTTGGCCAACTGTTCTACGTGGTCCACGCGGGCTTTGACAGCCTGCTCCACCTCTTGCATGCGGGATTGCAAAGCCTTTTCCTGCTCTGCGACCGCCCGCGCACGGTTTTCGGCATGCCCCTGGAGTTGGTAGGACTTGACCAGGTCCGCGAACTTGGCAGCGCCCTCCTTGCCGTCGATCTTGGTTTTAACGTGGATGCTTCCATCCGCGTCAACGTCGAAGGTGTTTTCCTCGACGCCGAAAATCTTGGCCAGTTCGGAGGTGGTGAGCTGCGGTTGCGCGTCCTTTTCAGGTTCGCCGCCTTCAGGCTTTTCCGTGTTTTCCGCTGATGCACCCTCGGCCTGGGCTTCGGGTTGGGTCGCAGCTTGAGGGGACTCAGCAGAAAGCATCCTCTCAAGGCGTTCCTCGATACTTGCGCCACTGTCGCCAGTGGTAGGGTTCTCTTCGAACAATCTAATCTCCATGCGGTCGCTTCTCAGCGATGCGCAGCCACAAACAAGCCCGTGTGGGCTTAGTTAGCCGGTGGCGGTCGGCTGACTAACTTGATCTAAGGTATCTCTCGATTGCTTTCGCGCATTCAATCAGTTCTGCCGTGGTCACGGTGGTTCCTGGCTCCGCATTGCAATGAGCCAACGACAGTGCGACATTGATCGCATCCACACGAACGGAATCGCTCCCCTCTGGCGTGCTCCTTGCGAGTTGCACGGCCTCTTCTTGGTCCTGAACGAACCGCTTTAGTCTGGTTTCTTCTGCCATGTCAACGTTGAAACACACGCAATATGCTGCGCTTCTTCAATTCCTCGATTTCAAAGGCGGCAAACTCCCCGTCTTCGACCCTGCGTTCAATCTCCCGCTTCATCGCGGCGAGCAATTGCTTGCACCGAATGACGTCTGCGGCCATGTCCTTGTCGGTCGATGGGCACGACAGCGCGCGGCTTTCAAGGGATGCACTCACCCCCTCGAACATCGCCTGAAACAGCGGGTTTTCGGTGAACTGGCGCGCAGCAATCGAGTGCGCCTGACGCTCTTTGGGGTCGGTCACTGCTCATCTCCGACCGCGTTATCGGCGGCTTGGTCCTGCTGCTGGCTCAACGTGGCCTGCGCGGTCAGTTGTGCCGCGTCGATCTGCGCTTCTGCCTTGATGCGAGCCAGCAAAACGTCAATCTGCGCCTGCATCTGCGCTTTCTCGCGCGCAAGCTGCATTTCCATCGCGTTTCGCTGGCGCTCCAACTGCAATTCCATCGTCATGCGCGCCTGCTGCTGCTGCGCCTCGACCTGCTGGCGGTGAGCATCCACCTGCGCCTGCATCCTCATCTCGGCTTGGCGCAACTGGCCTTCTTGCTGTAGACGCTGCTGGTCG